GGTTCCCTTGTTTTTGGATAAGTACCAGCCTATCTCCCGCGCCTCAATTTCCCAAGCGTTTGTAAATTCGTCCTGCTCGTATTTTATAATAGGTCCGTGAAAAAATTGGTTTTTGTGATGATAAAGAGCACCACCGACCTTTTGCGAAAAGCACATCAGCATACCAGCTACCTTTATATTGCTCGCATTGCGAAGTCGTACCGTAGCGCTGCGGGCAATCTCATCACGGCCAGAAGACCAGGACACTTCCTCGATGCCCTCCGTTAGCATCTGCCGGGCGTTCTCCTTGCCATATACAGCCGCAAAGCCGTCCATAATACATCACTTCCCTTTAGCCTTGGAAACCTTGTCTGATATTCGCTTTTTGGAACTGGTATAGTCAAAAGCGCCCCTAGCGTTCGGGTCCTCCTTGGCTTTTTTGCTTTTATCCTTGGCCTTCTTTTTTTTATCATCTTTTTTCTTTTCGTTCTTTTTGTCTTTCTTGCCCGTAGTATTAGGGCGACTTTTTGACGGTTTAGTGATCACGGTTCCAGGCTTGAGAACCTGTTTAGAGTTAGAGTAAGAAACGATTTTAACAGGCTTATACTCCACAAATGAATAGTTACCATGAAGATTCCCCTGTCCATCCTTGTACGTCTGGTCCATCCCCTCCAAGAGCATCGTTTGACTAAATAGGTTCTCAAAGTTAAGTACTACAGGCTTACCTTTCCATTGCTCCAGTAGCTTCCACGTTACTTCTGGTGTTTTATAGGTGACCGTCTGTTTGCTATCCGTCTCCCAAATCTCTTCCCAATAGCGTGGAAGGATTGCAGAAAAAGAAACCCGTTTCACTTTCGAAACGGGTTTCCCTGTGCGCTCCTGTCCAGTTATGACGGTAAAGGTTTCAACCTCATTACCAGACGTGATTTGAATCTCTGCTGGGGTGATGGGAAAAGTAAGGCGGATTTTACCTTGCGATAGTGCCAACATGGCTTACCCTCCAGTCTCCAATACTTTCATCATTTCTTCACCAAACACTTTACGGATCAACGCACGACCTTGAGGGCTGGTGAGCATCTGTGCGAACTCGGCAAAATTACTAATGCCCTTTGCCATCTCTCCGAAATCAATATTGATATTACCTATTGACACAGACTTCGGCGCGGCAGAGGCAGGCTGGGCAAGCATCTGTGCCATCGGCATCATACTGGACGCACCGATCAGACTTGACCGTCCGACTTGGCCGCCGTTTGCATATGGGCGTACACCCATAATAATCCCGGCCCGTTCCCACAGTTCCCGACCACGGCTGCGTCGATTGGCCGACAACGGAATAATCATTTCCGGACCAGCTTCGCCAACCAAACCAACATGTGGGCGATTGATATATCCACCTTGAGCATATGGTTTTGGCTTAGGTTTCGGTGTAATTCCACCGCCGCCAGAGTTAGCGTCTTTTGCGTCCTTCATCTTTTTAAGGACTACTGCAACGGAACTGACAACGGAAGACAACGTAGGGAACTGGCCGCGCATACCAGCAATAAAATGGGACATAAGATCACTTCCCCAGCTATTGCCCTGGCTCGATACGTTTTTAAGTGACAGCAGATATTGTGTGGTCTTATCCACGGCCGTTTTTGCAGCAGCGCTGACACTACTAAAACTCTGTTTATTTTTTGCTGCCCCTTTGGCCACCTCATCCGCGCTGCTCTTAGAAGCGGTTCCTACATCTTTAATACTCTTCTGGGCTTTGCTGCTGTCACCCATTTTCCAAACAGCACCGAATGTATTTTTAAGCGCATCAAGCCGCTTCTTGACTTCGGGCTGTTCAGCAACAGTTTTCAGTCCCTCTTTAAGACCTTTATCGACTATACTTTTGCGCACCTCATCTCCAATTTGCTTGAGATGCTGCTGCTTTTGCACAGTGAGCCCGTTAATTGTAATCTTGGCTTCTGGCGGTGGACCAGGCTTCTCTTCCTTCTTGTCCCCCGTGAACCAGTTTTTCACGCCAGTCCAGGTGTCCTTGGCCGAGTTGAAAATACCTACTGCACCATCCACCACTTTACGAGTTAGTCCACTTTCATCGGCAAATTTACCGATCTTCTCCCCTACGATATTCCCGATGTATGCACCGGCCATTGTGCCGAGTGGTCCAAGAACAGATCCAAAAGCCCCGCCAATAGCACCTCCGGCTACACGGCCAACCATAGCACCGCCTTGCGTAGATACAGCCTCACGCAAGCCCTTATCCTTTGATGCTTGGTAAAGGTCATATGCACCGGCTGCTACGCTTGCTACCGTACCAACAATACCGCCAACTTTAGCCGCTTTACCTGCTCCTTTCAGGAAGCCTCGCAAGCGGCCACCGCCAGAAGGCGGACTCGGTGGTGGCGGTGGATTTGGTGGAGTAGGTCGACGAACACGCCATGGATTGTCACGCGATCCGCGAGGACTTGGGTTAAGCTCAGGGGGTGGAGTGGGACGAGGACCATTAATGCGTATACGACGTCTACCGCCTCCCGCTCCCCTACGCCCTCCACGACGGTTTCTTCTACGGCGGCGATCTCTGTCACGATCGCCACTATCGCCACCGCCATCATCTGCCCCGCCGTCTCCACCACCCGACACAGTGCCATTTATATAGACTTTTGTAGCGTTAACAGTCATGGAAGCAACAGAGCGTAAACCACCAATACGATCATCGACAGGGTTACGGTTTCCACTCAATTGGCGTCTAATACCACGTCCACCCATCCGCTCCCGTATTCGGGCAGCTCGTTGGGCTGGAGTTTCTTCAGGTGGTGGAGCTGGAGGTTCAGGAGGTTTGCGACGAATCCAATTCCAACCGACTTTGATTCCTCTGCCTGTGGCATTTGCCCCCGCTTTTCCCTTCTCTCCTACCCATTTAGCAGCAGTAGAAAGGTCATCGTTGAACTTCTTTACACCTTGTGCAAAGGCCCATAATTTCTTAGCTACCAGTACAGCAGCCAGCCCCATTAGAGCAGTATTAATGGCATTAAAATGATCTTTATAGAAGCTAGTCGCTCCGGTTATCGCATTGGTTATCCCCGTACCAAGTGCCTGAATGTTGTCCTTATTCTGTACCAGTAAGTCGTTAAATTCCTTCATAGCTGGAAGGGCTGCTTGAGAAATATTGGTTCCAATCTCTTGCATTTGCAAGCTCATTTCAGCACGAGTTTGCTTCATTTCCGTCATTGGGTCAGCAGCTTGCTGCTTACGAAGCAAATTATCAGTAGTGCCCTTCATGTTTGGTGCTTTTTGAAACGCTGTGCCGAACGTCTTCAGGATGGAATCAGCGTTGTCTTCACCAGCGCCAGAACCCAAAGTTACAAGGGATTGTTTTAGTTGGCTCCGCGTTTGACTAGCCAAATCGCCAACCAATGCCGCTATGGCTCCTTGCGCACGCTGTTTGTCACCTGAATTGATATCGTCTGTAAAAGCCGTCGCCTGACGTTGAGCCTCATCCTTCCCTGCCCCACGACTGATAAAGTAATTCGCCATATCCCCTGTATTCAGAGCTTTAACACCGAACGTTTCTTTAAAAAAGTCGGCAGGCTTGTCGAAGTTAAAGGCCCCACCCTTCACCGTCTGTGTCAGAAAATTACTCATTTGCTCTGAGTCGACGCCGCTGCTAGAGAAGTAAGGACTGTATTCCCAAAACGTATCAAACAGATCCTGCTGCTTGTCACCTACCTCCTTATAGGCATACATCATGCTATCAGCGACTTGACTGTAGGATTCTTTAAAACTGTTCGACGCTTGAGACAGCGCCCGCTGCACTTCCTCAGCTCCGGCATCTGGGCGGATGTACTGAATTTTAGCAGACGCACTTACGAAGTCACTCATCTTGGATTTGTCCTGTACTAAAGGAGCTGCATCGGCAAGTTGTCGGGTTCCTTCAATACGATCTGGAATAATGGCCTTTTTAACTAAATCATCTACCGTGCTAAGGCTCTGCTGACGATAGTTTTCTGGCATGTAAGCCGCACTTCGCGCCGCCTCACGGCTGTAGTCGGACACGCCCCCAAACATAGAGTCACTTATACCGCTACCGAGCACAATCCCACCTGCCAACGCTGCCAACGCTGAAATCTTGTCGGATACCTGGTCAACGACTGGACTAATCGAATCCTCGGCCCGTAGCTTAACATGAGCGTCCCGGATACTTCGTATTTCCGAATCCGCTCGATCAGCAGAACGCCTAAGATCATCAGCACCAGCTCGCGCACGACGAAAGATATCGTCCAGGTGGATCTGATTCATACGCCGTACTTCATCGGACGCGCCATTAATCCGTCTGCCTAGATCGTCCGCAGACTCCCTCGCCCGGCGGCTACCGGATACAAAATCATCGAACATGCTGCCCGATGCCCGGCGAAAATTCATCAGGTCGTCATGTGCGTCCTGAAGCATACGCCGCATATTCCGGACAGCGCCGGTTATCATATCTCGGGCCTCAAACGGTACCGTAACTGATGTAGTTGCTATTGTTCCCACCCCCTTCCTGTTCTGACGTGACTATTTCCGATTCAAACGCGCCATTTCTTCCTCAGCAATCATTGATGCTGCCAGGCAAAAATAATACTGGCGCTGTTCGTCTACTTCATACGGCAAGACTTCGGCGGGCAATTTTTTTTGGTTAACCCAAAAATGAGCTATCCAGCTCGCTTCTCCGTCTCGCCGGATGAGTTTTTTGCGTCAGCTAAAAGCGATTCCTGAGTCTCTTTGAAATTACGCACAGCCTTGCTGAGTGCAGCATAATCGTCCGTGTTGTCTAAAATGCGTGGTGGCAATTCAAATTTGCTGGTCGCTCCATAAGCTTTCAGAAGGTCTTTGTTATTCCAGTCAAACTCATGCTCTGTCGCCTTGACGATCATCACGTCGATTTCGTTAAAATAAGGCGACTTATAATTACCATCCTCATCAAAAGCAAGATCATATGACCGACGTACGTCTAATGTTTTCAGGCGTTGTACAGACCAGTCCTCGCCATCGGCTTGCACCGTAATAACGTCGTCCTTACGTACTTCATTGGCTTTAGCTAGGTATTTCTTCAATTTGTCTTGATTACTCATGTTTAGTTCCTCCAATTGGTTATGTTCTTTAGAAATAAAAAAGAGAGCGAATGAACCGCCCTCTTACTCCCACATATAATCTGGGAACTTTTCGACAAAATCGAAGTCCGTCGCCGTACCCTCTAAAGTAATATCGATTCCGTTGTTGTCGTCAATTTTGGCAATCAGGATGTCCATTTCTCCGTGGATGTGGACACCAGTAATCAACACTTTCTCCGTGTTGCCAGTGATACGGTCTTCAAGACCGCCTGTAATGCGTGCCAAAAACATGGTCTTACCTGCTTTAAAATCCTCCAGCAGTCGGTAACGCAGCCGAGATTCTAATTTGGACATGACGATTTTGACCGGGATTTCGTAACCCGTCAATTGCTTTGTTCGTCATACGGCGTGCTCTGACAATATCCAATGTTTCCGTAGTCAGCTTAACCTCAACTTCCTTGACAGTATGAATGTCCTCGCCGTTATCATCTTGGAGCGAGAGATTTCGTCCAATAAGTTCGCGTTCCATCTATTATTCCACCTCCCAATCAATATAGAAAATCTCGATAGCATCCAATGGTTTAGCGGCAAGTACAAAATAGGCGTAATCATTCTCGCTTGTCTTGTTAGGGTTTTCAGCAAAGCTAAATTTGTCCGCAATGGCCTTTTGCTGGGCACGGATTTTGAGGTACTCCAAGACCGCAGCAACAAACATGCCGCGACCTTCTTTGTCGTTATCCAGCTTGGCCTTCCAACGCTTGCCTGCTTCGTAAATATCGTTCATGACCTGGTCAATCGTAGCGGAAACGCGAATCTTCCCAAAGTCCTCACGTTCATTCGGTCCGAGCGTGGTCAGTGTGTTGATGGCCTGCTCGATAACGTAGTCGTACCCATCTCGCGTGGCCATCAGCGTACCTTCTGCAAGTCCTTTCAACACTTCGCTATGACTCCAGTCCACTTTTGCCTGCGTCATCGGAACTTTGACACCTGTAAAAGACTTATTGGCAGGCGTACCCGCAACCAATCCAGCCACCCATGCCGCCCATTCGACGGATGTGTAGGTCTTGCCGTTGGTATGATCGCCAGCAAGAGAGCAGTTAATTACATAACGGGCATTCATTGCCCGACTACGAGCATTGTGGGCCTCGATATCGCCGTCCGTAGACGCAGGGCCAGCGATAACCAACGTCGCCAGCTTATGGCCCTTATCGCGGCGATCCAACAGCCATTGTTTGGCGGAAGCTTGTACAGCCGGATCAGTTGCGGAAAGGTAAATAGTATCAAACGTCAGGCCATATACCCGGTTAAAGATACGATTCCAGTCGGCTGCCGCCAGTGTGGCCGTACCGGTTGTACCGCCATCTAGTTTGGTGTAAGCCACGTCTGCAAGGGCAGTAGCTCCAGTATCTTTAAAACGGACCATAGCGGACTTTTTAAGAGCTTCCACAGCAACGGCTTTGTCAGCTACAAGATACGTTTCGGTATCATATACGCCCTTGGTGTCGCGGACTACGATCTCCTTCTTGGTGTCATCGATAAGAGCCGGACGCACCATGTATTCGAAATCATTGCCTCGTGCCCCTGGATAACGTGCCTCAATAGTGTAGCTGTCAGCAACAGTGACAGATGCAGCCTTTTCTTCCCCGTTTGTAACCCGGTAGCCGATAACAGTCGCCCCGCTTTCGGCAGCAAGCTCCAATACATCAACAAGCTTGCCGGACTCTTTCAGTCGTTCCGAATCATCAGCCATATCTACGGCTTGGTTCGGTGCGCCCCATTCGGCCTGATAGGGAATGAGTACGCGGCCAGTTGTTGGAACAACCCGAGACCGTGCCTTTACTAGCAATTCAATGTACGCGCTGGGCCTAACCCGCTGAATTGTCATTTGGCGTTTCCTCCTTTGGTTTTTTCACTTGTGGTACTTCTGGTTTAACAGGCGTAGAAGCAGGGGCTTCCTTGACCGGATGCAAATACGCATCCAGTCTTTGCTCCACTTCTGCCCGCGAAAGCAAGTCGCAAGCAGCGCAATCAAAAAGAGCGCCCGCAATCTCGTAAGGCTCTGCCTTCAAGACCGCTGCGCTCTCAATCCATTCCTGCTTATTCCGTTTGTTTAAATCCTCAGTCATGCGTCAAATTCCTCCCCGTTGTGACTGATATAAAAATTGTTAATCTTCTGAATTGGGCTGCCATCGTCATTGACCAGTGGTTTCGGTACACTGAGCAAATACGAGTACCTAAAAGTGACCTCTACTTGGTCGGCCTTTTTCCTAGTCCGTGGCGGCTCAATGACCAGCACAACCCCAAAACGCTTGGATGCTACGTTAAACCGTTGCTGTCGAAGATAGGTGAAAAACGGGTCAAGATCAAGCGGTATAGGCTCCCCCTCGTCCTGTTCGTCCGCTCGTTCCTTGTCATAGTGGAATACCAGCCCAACGTCCTCTATTATCCGGTCAGCCCTCGGCGTGTGAACCTTGTCCGAAACAATGTCCGTCTCGATGAACACGGCTGGCAATTTAAAGTCACCAGCCAGCCATTTAGACCGATCTCGCAGGATAGACAGATCAGGATACACCCGCCGTACGATCTCAGCCCAGGCTTTTACTCCCACATCCATCATCAGCGCAACATCCTTTCGAGTTCGACTTCGAGGCGGCGCATGATGAGTTGGTTCATCCCGCCTTCCAAATGCTCGACAGCGATATCAAAATAGTGGCGACCTATGAAGCTGCGCGGCTTTGCCATGAACCCAGTTTTGGCAGACGGATCGTAGACAAATGAGCCGCCACCATTCCAGTAGCCCGGCACAAAATGTTTCTTCTCAATGGTGTAACCATCATTGACCAATTGTGCATAAGGCAAGTTGGAACCAAGCTCCAGCGTAATCGCGTTGCGGTCTACATCCCATTCCCATACGTTGTTATCGTCGCCACGGGAAAAGGACTGCCACATGGCCCCGGTGTCGATCAGATCCTGTCGGTCGATTTCATCAATGATCAGGTTGAGCAGCGTTTCCCCGGCTGCCTCTGCGATGTTACGTAAAATGCGTTCCATCCCCTCATCTGCAATGCGCCTAAAACGTCGGGCCAGCCCATCAAAATCATGCACGGTCATTTCCCTTCACCTCACATGTTACAAGCAGCTCGCGCCAGTAACGACGCGGAATGGAGTCGATCACCAGGTATCGGCGGCCTAGCAGCACCACTTCGTCGCTGAGTTTAACGTCAGCCTGCTTCGGAATACCTATCGTCTTTTTGACGATGTACATTACCGGCTTAGAATCTGCTTTCGCTTCCGTCTGTGTTTTCACAACAAAGCATTTCAGGTCGGATACCTTACCCGATTTCCGATCATCGAACAGGTCGTCATCATCCCTTTTGCTCTCTGTCCGATACACAGACAGTGGCGTGTGAAAACGATGGTTCATAACAAATAAGCCGTGATGTTGCCATCATCCGGTCCAGTCTGCTTTTTCACCCACAGAAACAGGATAGCGTCCACATCAACATTACCCGTCGTTTTGCCTTCCACAGCCTGCCGCGTGTACGTCCAAGCTCCATCGCTCTCGGACGCATAGTTACGCGCTACCGATGCGAGATATTCCTCGCTGTCCTGTAGGGCCAGTCCCTCCGCCAGCTTGGTCCAAGCCAGCATAATCTGCTTATCAGGTTCAGCCGGGAAGGGAACGGGCAAGTATAACTCAATCCGTACCTGTGCGTCGTCAATGTATTGTTGTAACAGCTCTGCCGGTGCCTCTTGGATAGGGGTTACTCGACTACGCTGTTGGAGTATTGTTGGCGTCAGCACTTTTACCGTCAGCCCCTTCAGGTTTCGCCGGATCACCTGCAGGCGGCGTATTGTCGGTAGGCTTACCTCCACCGCGTAGCGCAGTGATCAGATCCTGTGTATTCATGTTGCTAGATCCCTTAATCCCGGCAGCTTTAGCCTTATCTTTAAGCTGGACGAGGGTCAGGTCTTCCAGCGGAATAACCTTTTCTTCCTTGATATCAAAATCCGAACGATCACGGAAATTTTGAATGACTGATTCGCTTTCAACCAGCACTGGAACTTTGGCCGGGAAGCGGATGCCGTAAAGCATCAAAGAGGTGTTTTCCCCTCGATATGTGATATAGGCCATTAAAATTCCACCCCTTCGACGTATGCCACCGCTCCTGGCTCTTCGAAGATAGAGTCGTAATCGGAATGGATAGCGTAGAAACGCTTGTCTGCGAGAATGGCTTCTCTGCCCTCGGTCGTCTTACGAATCTGCATATCGTACGTATTGACCAAGACAAAGTTCTGTTGGTACGTAAAGATGATAGCTCCCTCTGGCATATGAGCTACTTCCTCAACCTCATAGCTGTTCACCCTCTTCACGCCGCCCGTAATCTGCAATTGGATGGATGCACTGGTGTCTTTCTCAGCCAAAGCCTGAAGCCGCTTAGAAAAGGTATTCGGATGCATGAAATACTTAAATACACCACCAGTACGCAAACGAGTTGGAATCGCACGTTCCAGTTCAAACAGTACACCCTTTTTCTGAGGGTCCTTCAACGTGGTCCAATCAATGTAATTGCCTTTGGTCTTCGCATGCTTCAACCAACCGTTATTCATACTTAGGAAAGCATAATCCGGGTCAGTATTCGGCGTAGCAGTATCCCCGTTAAACCCAATATCCTGCATATTTTCACCATAGTTTTTGGTCATGGCTGCCATAATAATATCCTCACCATTCTGACCACGTACACGCGCGGTTTGACGGATAAATTCCTCGGTGATTTCGAATGGCAAAACAACTGGCTCTACGGCATACGGAACTTGTGGTAATGTTGGAGTAGGCGTATTGTCAGCCATAATATTTTCCTTTTTGCTGCGCAAGTTACGGCCAGTAACACCAATTTTGTCGATTGTCCCCTTAGAAGCGATACGTGTGATCGTACGAATCCCCTTTAGAAACTCAGTCGATTCGTAAGCCATTTCGGTAAATTTATCCACCTGTTGGTAATTCAGAGCGGTTTGATCCAACGTGCTCGTAATAGTGGATTTGATGATTTCCCCGTTTGTTCTCATATTTGCTTGTCTCCCTTCTTGGTATTAAAGCAGGCCGCCGAAGCTCACGCCGCCAGTAGATTTTTGAATTTCGTCTACGGTACCGCCTTGAGCGGAACCACCGCGACTGTTTTTAACAATTTGCACATCTGTAGCCAGCGCTTGGACCTGCTCAGTCAGCGGTGCCAGCGCCTTAGTAATCGCATCAGTCAATGCGTTTGCTTGTGGTTCAGCAGGTGGTTCTGTTCCCGCTGACTGTCCAGGCTCTTCCCCTTCTTGTTTCTTTAATTCAGTAACCTGCGTCGACAGGGCTTCCACTTGTTTGGCGATTGGAGCCACGGCAGCCTGTACAGCCTTTGCAATATCATCAGCTTTCAAATCGTCTTCCTCCTCGTTCCCCTCATCTTCTTCAGGGGCGGTTTTTGTTTTTAATTCGGTCAATGCAGCAATGGCATCGTCAATGTGTTTCATGTTGCCGTCCGAAATCTTTTTCCCTGCTTTAGCAATCTGTTCAGGTGGGCTTCCGATTGCCTTTACAATATCCTCTTGAACGAGCACCTCCTGAGCGATGTCCACAAAGTCCTGAAGGGCTTCACGGATTAATTCAGGGTCGCTCTCCATGCCGCTCTCCCAACTATCCCAACGAAAAAGAACCGCATTCAAGGCGTCTTGAGCAGCCCAAAATTCGCGGTTCTTACGGTTCTTATTGTATTTGTCAGCGACTGCGCCTTTCTCAATCAATCCCATTGCACCAAGCGCTTTAACGATTTTACTCAAGAGCCCTTTAGATACCTCCCCGTCTTCCTCGATCTCTTCCCGCTTACCGACACCCCACATCGAGAAACCGGTAATCTCGCCTTTCTGAATATCATCCCAAGTGTCGTCATCCGTTACCTTTACCCCAGCCACCCAAGAGCCTTTAATAATAGTTTGTTCACCGATCTCCATGTCACAAGGAGCTATATACGATTCGACTACATAGCCTTTGTCCGTGTCTAAATCATGTTGCTTGTCGATGTTGTAGGTATGTTGTTTCTCCATGAATAGATGCGCGGCCTTCTCAATTTCCTCCGCATCCATCTGATCCCCATGAGCGTCAGCCACGTCCGGCTGGTATACCACGCCGATTACAACCCTTTTGGCATCGTCAACCTTCGCAATCTGTACTTGCTTCTGGATGGCGTTCTTCCCCGCGCTCTTGATGATTGCAAACGGTATGCCGTTAGCCCCTTTGTCAACGAGCGACAGATGCGTAATTTTGGCATCTTTCAATTTGAATCCCATTTTTCAGTTCACCTCCCTTCGAAGTAATATTAAGTACCAATAATAGTGTCAATACTAAAAAAGATAAAAACCCTGGAGGTTTGACATGACATTAAATTTTATTGCAGGCTTTATAATTCCTTGGATTTTAGGTTTAGGATTCATAAAAGACAGAAAGCTATTGTTTGTTTTTGTACCTATCACGATTGCATTGTCTACTGTTATTAATACAATTGGCTTCAATTATTTTTGGTTTCTTTCTCCTAGATTTAGAAATGCATCCTTCTCAGCACTTCCGTTTGACCTTGGTCTTTATCCAATCGTGATATGCTCTATGCTATATTTCATTTCTAGTAAAGGCACAAAAGCAGCTCCCTCCATAATCTTGACCTCCATCCTCTTGACAGTAATCGAATGGATATTCAAGGAGTTTGATAGGATTACGTACTTTAACGGTTGGAATATATTTTGGACATTTATCTCCTATATAGTTCCTACAGCTGTACTGTATTTGTACTTCAATTTATTTTTAAAATTCTTCAAAATAAATCCTTAATCCAGCACCAATTGCATAGTACAGCGACAGTTTACGATTTCCTTTGCCTCCCCGGACGGATCACCGGGATACATTAGTTTGCTGTCACCGACTTTAAACGGTTCATCCAGCGGTACCACCTGACCATTGGCCTTGCGATGGCTCTTGCGAGTACGTGTCCCAGAAGAAGACCGCCATTTCTTGCCTTTGGCAATCTCCGACTGTTTCCAGCCCTCCAGCTTGCCACCGTTGGCGGCTGCTGTACTCATGGTTCGTGATACCCGCTGAGCACGTTGCATACTAAATGGGCCATCTTCCCCGTTGGCAGCCTGCGCGCTGACTTCCTGCACAAGCAAAGCCCTCTCGGAAGGTGTAGCTCCTTCCTCAATGGCTTTGCCGAAGCTACGCAGCAACACATCCGTAGAAGCTTTGTTCATGTCGGAAACCAGTTTCTTGAGCTTCTTCGTGAAACGGCCAGCAGCCTTGTTACTGGTACTCCACACCTTTTCCCTGTCTAACGCGGACAGTTCTGTTTCCCCGGCCATATGAAACAGCGGTTCAAAAGCCTCCTGTATGGCTTGCTCAAACAGCTCCGCAAACACATCTGTTGTGTGCAAAGCGATAAGCACCTTACCCAGTTCCCCGATATCACCCAGGGCATCTTCACTTAGTTCTGAAATGGCATCATGAAGGGCTTGACCTTGAAGCTCCAGAATCTCGGTTATGCGATCCTCGCCCTGCTTGTACAGTTCTTCCAGCACCTTACGTTCAACATAGGATAGTTCCAAGCTATCCAGAAATTCGTCGTCGTCAGCTTTGGCGATCAGCGCCCAGCAGGACTCACACATGAATGCCTGCCTCCTTGTCAGCCTGTTTTAACAAGCGTTTGGCAATTGTAGCAACACGTTCTTGCAAATCGTCTGTGTCCGTGTCAGGCTCTGGCTCAAGCAATGCGGGCTGGCTGGTCGCAAGTTGCGCAATCGGTGTGTCCAGATATTCCTCGGTGAACTTGGTTTCGTCGATGGTAGTTCCCAGCACGTCCTCGGCAATCGGAATCAGATCCCGCACCAGCATAATGCCCCGATCAGCGATAAAGTCCAGCATAGCCTTGCGATCAGCCGGGTCTATAATCTTCGGCCCTCTCAACACGGCACGCACTCGGAAAATGTCCATAGCCGGGAACAGGCGTTTATTGAATATCTCTGCCATGATCCACTTGCGGTAAGGCTCAAAAACTTGTTCTTCTGCAAAGCGTAGAGCTGCATCGGCGGTCGCCCTGTTATAATCCGAACTTTGACCGACCAAGATTGGAGGCAGCCGGAAGGCAGACAAAATATCAGTCTTCTTTTCCTTGCCATACTCCAGAAAGAGCGCGTCTTGTTGTAACAGGTCATTGAGCTTGTCCAACTTGATCTGCACTTTTTCAACCTTTTCGTCCATCGGACCGCCTGTCTCTTCCCCTTTTGCCTCCAAATAGAGTATGCCACCCTGTGAGTCGGAACCTTTCACATTTTTAAGCAGCTCCATAGATTGTTTGGTCAGCTTGCCGTTAGTAACAGTTAGGAGCATGGACAGCATCCGTCCGTTGCTAAAGTAATTCACATTCAATTCCTCAGCTTCGCGACTGCCAACCACGCCAGGCGCATTGCCGAACCATCGTGGCTCACCATAAGGACCGTCATGACCGATGCAAAGAGGGATGATCTGATTTTCCTCTTTACCTTCATCTGCCTCCGTCCCAAACAGTCGGAACCACACGACAGATGTATTGCGCTTCATAGCATAGCGTCGTGCGTAAATCTCCTGTGAAAATTCCTCTACTTGTTTTGTAGAGCTGATTCGCCGCTTACGTTTGATAATCGCCTTGTTACTTTCCTTTGTACAGCGGACGTATTTCGGGTTCATCCGGAAGATAGTCGGGAACTCCGAACCAGCAGGCCAAGCTACCTCGACATGAGCCATCCCCGTACTTTCCAAATCGTCAATCAACTGGCTGATGATTTCGTCCGGGGTATCCTCCAAATTGCAGGTTTCAAGGAATTTTTCGGCCTTGTTCCATTCATCCAGCGCAGTTACGTCGCTCTCTCCCGGCAAATACTCCAGGGCAATACCATAACCAGCGATATTGCGTTTGTATGCCTCTATGCATTGCGGTATGATGTTGGAGTTTTTGACCAACAGCTTGCAGGAAGCAGGGTCATTGCCGAGTGCGAAGGGTAACAGACCGTGAAGATCGTACAGATCGTCAAATAAATCCGGCAATTGAGCACTGGACGGTATATGCCGTTCATCGTCCGCCTTGCTGATCTGAAACCACTGTGCATTTCCCTCACTCATATGCTTAAATCCACCCCACTCCCTCGTTGTAATCACCACGGGATTCAGCCCGTTTTTGCTGTTTCTTCTTGAACCATTCAAACCATTTATCAGCCACTTGCCGCACCTGCAACGCAATGGAGTACGCAAGAATTCTATCGTCATGGCACCCGCTGTCTGCCTCAGCCCTGCCGTTCTTATCGATCAGCGTCATACACTCGCTGTACAAGTTTGGGCAATAGATGTCGTAGAGTTGATCGCGGATCGCTTCCTTGAAGTCGCTGATCATCACTGGGCGCGTTGCTTGGTTGGTGTTCCAGCCCAAACTCTTCTTATGCATGAATAACAACGGATAGTGGCAAGTATTGAACAACGTATTCAGGACGGATTCCCCAGTGTTGTTGTTCTCCACGGCCAACAGTGCCGTGTTGTAATACAAACCAAGCGTGTTCAGCTTTTTACCATACAAGTCGGTGTCCCATTTGCCATGCAGAGCTGCGCACATTTCCCCTGTGCGCTCCTCAATTACGTAAGCAGCATCATAGTCCCCGTCTTCCTTACCCTTGGCTGTATCGGCAGCCAGCACGTACCGTTTACCTTGTTCTGGCTGTCGATAGATGGCCAGTTCTCCAGTGGAAGAAGGGATAATCTTGTCTTTAACAAAATCAATCTCGTGTCGGCTACCAATAACACTGATCGCGTCCCGCAAACTCTTAATAAATTTGTTGTCGAAGATACCTTCACCGGACAGTAAGAAAGCATCGTCGGGCTCGGAAGGATACTCCTGGTCAAACTGCCGCGGATCGCCGCCGCAATCGTTTCGGATTGTGTATCGCCGCCATTGCAATTGCTCATCATCCAAGCCATACTTGGCCTTCAATTCCAGTTCTTCTTCCGTCAGTTCAAAGCCTGGCGGTACCGGCTTGCGATAGTCAGGCATTTCAAACCACGCGAAAAAGAGCGGAGTGAAGTCACTCTCGCCCTTAACGGCTGCATCCCACATTTTTTTGAACTCTTCCATGCCGTTGGCGGTAGATTCGATCACACCCAAACTGCCGGGCTCTTTGGATAGGGCTGCCAGCAGGGACAGTAGATGCTTCTTTTTCTTCTTGGCTGGCCAGAACGCCACTTCTGAAGCATGCAGATAATGGATTGTATCTGAACGGGCAAGCACCCGGCTTTCCGCTGTCTGAACTGTGATCTTGGACTTAAGCCCTGGATTCCTGCGACGGTCCGTTGCCCGAATCGTTGGATTCTCGAAGGTGAGTTTCTTAGCATTGTTCTTTCGGCTCATTGGCTTGATGATTGCGGGTACCTTCTCATAATAAAACTGGAACATATCGTACAAGTTACTAGAGGCATCAGAAGACTGTGCGACGATAAAGGCGTTCTTGGCCTCTTGTAGTGACGTGAAATAATAAATTAGTGCTTCCGTGACGGTGGAAAAACCCATCTGCCGGGCTTTAAGAATGATAATCCGAACAGGCTTTCCAGCTTCGATCTGACTAAATACTTCACGGACAAATATCCGTTGAGCATTATTGAGCGTCAGCGGCATAATGCGGCCGACCTTCGTTTTGATCTTGAGCATACGCCAGCAAAACTGTTCAAAATCGGCTAGAATTCCCTTTAGCTCATCTAACTTTTCAGGCCGATCTCTTAGTCGCCGTTTTGCTCGTTTGCGATGTTCCTTAGCAAGAGTGATTACCATTCGTCATCTTCCTCGTCATCGTCGTCATCGCCTTCATCCCCTTCCGGACCGCCATAACCTAACAACTTGCGCTTCTCCAACTCCAGCCGTTCACGAGCTATCTCCAGCTTTTCTTCCTCCTGCTGCAAGCTGGCAATAAGATTAATAACCCGAAGCTTCTTGTCACGGGTTTTAACCAGCGCTTCCTCTTGTTTCAAAATCTTATCCAATTTGGAAGTAGTTACGGTCGTGATCTCTGTGACCTTCATACCTTCGGTTTCAACAGACAGATTGATTTGCTTACCCGTTTTGGGGCTAGTGTAAGGAACCTTGTCCTTACGCTGGTGCAGCTCCTGCTTGATCTTCTTTTCCTCGTCGGTCAGGCCAGCTTCAAGCTGCTTGACCCGGCGCATGTGTCGCCGTTCTTGGAGGGACAGCATGATAAGCTGTTCGTTGAGCTGGGCCAAAGGGGAAGTATCAATCTGATCAAACAGCTCTTGCTCGTCTTCCTCCAACGTATCCAGAAAGATAGTTTCATACATCCCTGTCTTGAGGGCCTTTTTATTACGAAAAGGACCACCCGGCCCACCACTATTTCCCTTGGCGTTTTGGTTACCTGGGGGAGCACCGCCGCGATTGCCAACAGCGTTCTTGTTCCCCTTTGGCGCTCCCCTTGGGTTAGGAGCGTTCCCTTTCGTTCCATTTGGAACGTTCCCATTGGAGGAAGCAAAAACGTTCCCTTTCAATTCATCCTGCCAGCAGTCAATAGACTTCCATTTGCGGACCCTGCCTTCAGGAATAGAAAGAGCGGCGGCGATGTCTTTTAACTTCATCGTTCCGTCGCTCTCCAGCCACATCTGTTTTGCCTTGTCCCGCTCAGGACTTCGCTCTCTTGCCATGCTACACAATCACCACCCCCAACAAAAAAAGCGAGCCTCATAGGCTCGCTTTCCCAGCAATTATATTTAAAAATTCGTATTAGTACTAGTCCGAACTCCGAGCTTTCCAGACATGGAGCCAGAACCACTACTTAAACTAACATAAAATTTTCCTGAGGACCACGCCTTGCTTTTATTTAATATTTCATCGAATGTTTTACCGGGTTTTACTGTTCCACTGTACTTTTCCGCACCAGATACACTTCCCTGATTTACGGTAAAGGATATAGTAGTGTCTCCTGTATTTCTCAAGTACAGTCTTACGTATCCATATCCTCCTTTAATGTCAAAATCAGCAGAATCATTAAATCCAGCTACTGGACGATCGACAATTTGTCCATCAGTAGCTTGTGGAGTAATGACATGGTCACCAGTAGTTGTTTTACCAGCATCTTGAGTCACCGTAGTCGATGTTGCAGAATCAGTTACAGCAACATCTGAATCTGCAAAAATCGCATTGGGTACTGCAATAGCTCCCCCTATTAGACCCAGAGCCAAGGCCGGTACAATAAAATGTTTTTTCTTCAAAGCTTATTCCTCCTATATTTGTATATTAAACTACCACCTCATTCTACTAAAAGATTCCATGTTTTTAATTTTTCTTACAATAATATCGTAATATTGTTTAATAAATCCATATTTATGCATCAACTAGCAAGATTATTATATGCTTTTACAATTCATCCTTTTGAAGCTTTATATCCAACTCAATCAGACGATCCAAGTCCTGGACCGTCTGCATTTTTATATTTCCAGCCTGTAGGTCTTTAACCCACTGTGCGATTCCTGCCTTAACAATCTTTCGGTACTGTGCCTTGGATTCGAGGATTCCCTCGACGATCTCTATCTCACGTTGTAGTAATGCATCTTGGTGTTCGTTGTCTGTTCCCATTGTCGTATCCCTCGGCTTTCCTATATACTGGAATGCGAGATAGCGGATGTCTGCAAAATGCCACGCGTGGCGGGCCGCTATCTCAGCCGGGGGATACCCTGGATTGGGGGGGAGGACGTTAGCGCGTCCTCCTTTTTCCTATGCTACGGGTTCAGCCCGATGCAACAGGACTGGCTCAATACCAGTACTCTCCAGGAAACGTTTCTTAATTACATCACAGAAAATCGGGTCCAATTCCAAAGTCCGGCATGTCCGGTCCATCTGCTCACATGTCATAAGCGTTGAACCACTGCCGCCAAAGAAATCGACAACCTCGTCACCACGCTGGCTGCTATTCTTAATTGGAATGGCCAACAGATCAAGAGGTTTTTGAGTAGGATGGACGTACTTGTTCACATCACCCCTCGAAACCTCCCATACTGTCTCAGGCAGCGGGTCCTCAACAGGCAGGCCAGCCTTCCATACCGTTGTCTGTGTCCGATCACCGTACCAGGCAGGAGCTTTGCCCTTCAGGTGGGCATAAAAGACCGGCTCATGTTTAAAGCGGTACTGTGCCCAGCCGAAGGTGGCTGCATTCTTAACCCAGACGCATTGTGTTCGGACGACGATGCCGGCTACGTTCATCGCATCCTCGAACTCCCGCTGGTAGGACGAAGGATGAAATACATATATAGCTGCAGTTGGCTGCATCACCACTGCATAGTTGGAAAAAACGGAATGCAAAAAGCCCGCGAAGTCCTCAGCGGGCATGTTGTCGTTCATTATGCTGCTACGGCCATCAGCGGCCAAACGCTCTGAAACACTCTCAACGGCCACATTATAAGGTGGATCAGTAACGACCAGCGCTGCTTTAGCCCCGTCCATTAAAAGTGCAACATCATCAGGCTTGGTCGCATCTCCACACACCAAGCGGTGCCGGCCTAGTTGCCACACATCCCCGCGCCTCGTCTCCGGTTCCTTGATTTCATCTAGAGCACGCTGGACATCAAATCCATCATCCGTTACTGGTTCATCCATGTCAGTGTCTGTTGGTAAACCAGCAAGCAGATCGTCAAGCTCTTCAACAGCAAAACCAGTTTGTATCGCTATATCTGCAATTGAGAAATGCTGTGATAATTCCCCAATTAGCGAAGCCAACAATTCCTCGTTTGTTCGCCCGCGTAAATTGCTCAGGCTGACGGTTAACAGCTTAGATTCTTCCTCGCTACTTTCAACTACAACCGCCAGTAACTCTTGTAAGCCCGCTTCTTTTGCTGCCTTCCAGCGCTTCTCGCCCTTAACTATTGTCATGTCGGAACGCACCAGTATAGGCTGCAATACGCCATGTTTTCGAATACTGGCCACAAGTGATTCGAACCGACGATTATCTATTTCATTGGGATTCCAATCATTGCGTCTTAGTTGACTTATCGGCACCGCTTCAACTCTCATTTACCTCACCTCAAACCATTGGGTATTGATTTGCTCTGCAATCCGCTGCATCATCAGCGGTGGGACACTCATACCGCAAACGTACTGCGGATCAGCATCCAGAAAATCGTAATCGCTTGGGAAAGTCTGTATACGGATAATGTCAGAAACGGATATCTGCTGTGGCACATCACCCCGAAGGAACACGGACGAACTCGCAATCGTGTTGGCCACTTTCTGATCCTTGAGCAGAATGGTATTAAAGTTGCTCACTTTGCCTTCTTCGCGCTCCGTCACATCCCCCATATTAAGATCAGACGGGCGTTTCTTGTTCCAGCGCTGAAATGTTAGACTGTCCTGGTTGATCGGTCTGCCCTCCCCGCTACGAATATCCTTATACAGAACAGGTGGGTCGTTGAACTCCAGCTTCAGCGGCGGGAAAGGCATGTCCTCCCGAGCTGCGATGAAGAAAACACGCTCCCGCTTTTGAGGGACGCCCATCGTCGCAGAATTGAGAAGGAATAACTGTGGTCTGTATCCAATCTCCCGAATTCGGGACAATACCAGGCTCACGAAGCCCCGGGCTTTACCGATCAACATACCCTTGACGTTCTCCGCTACGATCGCACGGGGCTGAAGTTTGTGCGCTACCTCCAGAAACTCAAAAAACAGGTCGTCAAGTTGCTGTACGGCCTGTCCCTCACGGAAAGCATATTCTCCACCCCATTTATCTTCACGGTCACCTGCAGTTGAAAACACACTACATGGAGGCGACCCATCCAACACATCCAGATTAAACAATTCTGCCGGCAGCTCACTATCAGGAATAGACTTGAAGTCCTGAATGGGCATTAAGAACGGATACGGTGGGTTGTGGTTCTTTTTGTAGATACGCATCATCTGCGGATCGATCTCAACATTGCCCAGCACCTTATAGCCAGCTCGCTTGTATCCCATTGTGGAGCCACCGCCACAGGAGAAGCAAGAAAACACCGTCCGTCCATGCTGCGGCACAGCGGCCAGATCAGACAGTTTCCAATCCCATGCTGGGCGGCTCATGACTCACTGGCCCCTTTCTCTGTGTGATCAAACACAAAACCGCAACGTGGGCATTTGCACTCAAAATTCTCTTCGTCGAAGTCTGACACGTCCAGTTCCTTGTTGGTGAAGTCTCCAAGCTGGTCCTCTGGCGGCTCCGTAAAGTCCTTCATTAGCTCCTCTATCTCGTCCGCGTCAAAGCCAGACAAAGCCATATCCGCTCCGCTCTGCTCCAGATCGTCAAGCAATCGATAAAGGGCTTCATCATCCCAGTTCCCACTGACCTTATTAAGCGCCAGATTGAGAAGCTTTTCCTGCTGATCGTCCAGGTCGACAACACTTACAGTCAACTCCGTATGACCCAGCTCGTTAACCATGATCTTATAGCGTTGATGGCCGCCGACCATGTTCCCGGTGCGCTCATTCCAGACGATGGGCTCCACATAACCAAAGGATTCGATGCTGGCTTTCAGCTTCTCATACTCTGGGTCACCAGGCTGAAGGTCATCCCGTGGGTTATATGCTGCTGCGTTGATTTGTTCGATTGGTAGGACTCTGATTTCCATGATGAACACCTCCAAAAATTCTTCCGCACATAAAGATGTAGATAGATAGACTACTAGAGTGAGAACAAGAGAAGGGAGAAAGCTACATGCTTACCGCACTGAGTGTAACAATTCCATTCATCTGCTTGACGTTGGTTGTTTACTTCATCTATAAAATCATTGCTGTAGTCATCAAAAACTCAAGGTAAAACAAAGAGGGCAGACCATGACGGTTTGCCCTGTATTTGTGTTGAGTTGGTTTCCGTTATTCGGGTGGCAGGATAATAGGCTGTCAGACTGTGTGTATGCCCTCTCTCTGCTTTCTTATGCACTTCTTCCGGCATTCGTCCGTATAACAGGAAGAAGGCTCAGAATAGCTCACATATTGTAGAATGAGGGCAAAAGAAAAAGCACTCAATTATGAGTGCTCAGATTCTCGTCATTAATTTCACTAAGAGAGTTAATTCTCCAAAACCAAAATAAAATGTATAAAAACAAACACACACAACACACAACGACAGAATGTATCGTTCCCTTCCATTCTGCTCCAAGAATTCGATAGAATAGTATAATGTTTAAATATGATAAAACAGAAAAAAAGGTTATATTCAAGTTTAACATGAATAGTTGTTCAATTAGAGTATACGATAGTGACTGTTGTTTAAATTCACTCCAAATTGTCATTCTGGAAATAAATAAAAACAACAGAATTAGAATACTCAAGTATAAAGATGCCTCTATTACGATTTTACAAACAGGAATAATACCCGCCCAAGCATTAAATTCAATCTTCTTAGCAAAATACTTCATTGCTTGAACAAAACCTAGATAGACATCCGGATAAAAAAAATCTGTTAAGTAAATAACAATACTTATAAATAAAGACCCTGATAAAAACTTATTTAGCGTTAAATTCTTAAATTCTTTAAAGTTGAATAACATATCCATCTAAATATTCACTCCTTTAATTGATCATGATTCGACAATCAGAAAGATTTTTCCTCTTTGACACATGGTCGTAAGCAAAACTGTTTTACGCCATCCCATCTACCCCATACACAACCTTTGCATTTCTTCGGCTGTTTGGGTTGAGAACGTAGCGACAGGAGCTTATTACGTTTTCGGGCCATGACGACGTTCACTCCTATTTCTTGGTGCTTCTGCTCGGCTGTGCGTGACTCTAATCAGCCATTTAATGAATTTCACCATGGATATAAACACCCCTGGACTAATCCGCGCTCTGAATCTGGATTCTCGTTGGCAACAGCTTCAGCGGTTGATTGACAATACGGGCATTTCAGATCTTTGCCTTAAGATTTTTTGATGTTTACAGGAACGATTCTCTACACTCTCTATTAATGCATTCGTATTTCTCCAACAATGGTTGTTCCATGTTACCGCCCCTTTGAATGCCAAAAAAAGCCGATCCATGAAGGAACGACTTTGGCTGATATATGTACGATTTTGGCTGTTTAAATTACGTTTCCGCAAAAAAATACCGCTATCTGCTGCTATTACGTCTTATAAGAATGGCGTCCGTACCGTCCGCAGTAAAAACGCTGCGCTCTTTACTAAAAGCAATTGAACTTAGTAACAAGAGAGGAAGAACAAGACCATTTTACTGATTTCAGAAATTGGCCGTCAAAGAACTAAGACCGGACAATACCGGAAAATGGGCAGTTAAACCATTATAAGCTGGCTTTTGCTCACTTTCTCGATATTAATCATCCCAGACAATTCTTTCACCCAGTTTATCCTCATCACCCGACTTCATGGTTTCCCAGCACGTATCACAAAAGGATGCACCCATTGTTGTGTTCTCTGGATTCGGATTGGGGTCATTGCAAAGCATACATTTCCCTGCTTTCGGGCTCTTTTTCACAATATCGCTCCCATCGATGAAAAAATAAAAGACACGCTGCGGAATTGAACCGCGCAAGGGTTCTGACCAGGCTGTTTCATGTTTCCGCTGGTTAACTGGTTCCTTGCCGCCTGCGCGTGCCATGAGTAATGTGGGCGGGGGCCACTCTCCCCCGCATGGAATGACTTACCGTTTAACCGCAATCTGCAAACTGTGTCGATCTACCGCTGTGCGTTACGGGTGCCTCTAAGTGAAGCAAGGATCTACCCTTGTTCGCGGCCACATAATCGGGCCTTCCCTTGCGCGCACTGGTCTATGCCGCTGAGCAGTATGTCCCTCTATCCCCTTGCAGGAGTCACTGAGGCTATCAACTGTCATCTGCAGGTGTCATCCTACGTTGTAGCGTCTCTCTTCCGCCACCACATTCAAAAACTACAGGAGCTTTGCTGCGAGTTGCTTGAGCACCAACGGTGTCGGGATAAGCTGGCCATCTTTCTTGTTGCCTTTGACGTAAGCCTTGTCCTCAAAGGCATAGTACACAACGCCCTGACCCTCAACGACTGGGTAGCCACTCTCGTCGTCAGTCAGGCTTGTTTGTACGTGCTTGCCGTGCTGCGAAGCGTGCTCCTCATCGTGTAAGCGTAGGATTCCGTCCTCACTCAAAAATGCGAAACGTGGTTTTGTAGACATGATTAATTCCTCCGAATATAGTTTTATAGAGAAATCAAAAAGGCCGGCACATTGGCCGACCTGATCACCGAGGCTTGAAAGCTGCGATGCGTTCCTTATTTGATTTTCCATGATATAACTTTACTACATGAAAAGTCCAGTGGCGGATCATAAAACGGTCAATTTCCGGTCAAGATTGAGACAGTTCATTCCAAATACGCATCATGTATATGATTACTAAGACCATCTAAATCCGGATACATAGTGAACTGAGTAATATTGTTGAGTTTCAAAAAGTATCTAATCTCTTCAAATAAGGATTCTGGAATTTCGATTTTCTTCAGTATACTTTCGCGAATTAAAGCACCATTACATTCTTCCTCAAGCGGTATGTTACCGTCTCCTTGGACTGTAAACACACCCTGTTGAATTACTTGGCGTGTGGTATTTCTTGTTGGGAAGATTGCTGCCGTTCCAAATGAAAGACGATTTGGTGTCATAATGTACCGCTCATAGGAGACTATCATGGGCATTGAAAATACGGTATACTCACCTGCGCATTTTTTATTAAGTTTTCTGGGGTGCAACATCCAGAGTACAGGTGCTTCATTTTTTTGTGTAGCAAAAAATAGAGCTGTTAAAAGAGATGGTGACCAGTCCAACAGTCTTGTCTTTACTCCATGATGTTGCATAATAAATAGAAGTTCCCAGTCTTTCTCACCATTTAAAAAAGGATGACCAAGACTTATAAATCTACGATATGCCGTCTCTTCATAATTTTTTTTATCTTCAATCTCTTTAAGCTGGTCAATCCTAAATAAACCGGAGTTCAAAGGCTTGTCACATGTTTGGCCCCGAAACCAAATCTCTTTATTATGATGAAAGTCACAAAATGCTTTTATTTCATCAAAAAACATCTTAAATTCAGATGAAAACCCCATGTTCAATCACCCATTCCACATTTTTGTATTCCAATTATAATCTAAACTAATGATTTTGGATTAAAAAGGTCGACATCAGCCGACCTCAAACGATATTTCATCAGTCTTATTAAAAACTGTTAACTTTAACGCAGTTGCAAGAATCCCTACCGCTTCTCCTTTTAAACGTCGAAACGTACTATCACTAATTCCCATCTCTCCGCAACTGATGTAATCGAATTCCCCTTCATGATCCAGGTAGCTTCGCTGAATAACCTCCCGTTGCATACTGGACAATTTGCTCATTGCAAGCTCCAACAGCCGATCTTTAGCCTGAAGCTCTGCCTCCTTGTCCACGTTGTATGTGGCAATTTCCTCCGTCTGCTTGCTGATCGCATTGGTGGATTGATGCTCTCTATAAGTATAGGACTGCGTTATAGCAGCCTCGCGCCGTACAAAACCAATCTGCCGATACTGCCGAACTGTCTCCAGATATTCCTCCACCGCAAGGCGGGTGGCTTTCTCATCGACCGGCAGAATGTTAAAAGTCAGTTGTAAGCTGTTTTTTCTTCTTTTCCCCATTATGTTCCCCTCACCCGTGGTATAATTTGGTGAGGTTTAAGAGTGATGACCCCCGCGAGCCCGGCCAAGGAATGCGGGGTTGTTTGTATTCTTGTGGAAGAAGAACAGCATTACATCTCTTCCTTTGCAATTTTCATCGCTTCTTGCACCAGTTGCTTCGCGTAGCCCCCATTTGGTCTCGGAGCATCCAACACATCGTATATATCCTGTAAATGAAGCAACACACGCTCGTCCGTCCCTGCCTGCTGGCGATCCGATGCTTCCGGGTCAAAACCGAGCAGTCGCATCGTATCATCCAGCTCCAAACGCATATCCATGAGCCGCTCTATCGCTGCATTAACATTTGCCAAGGTTCACACCTCCAAAGGGGGAAAGCATCTATAATCTGACTCATACAAGCTCACCTTGGTCTCAACTCCAAAAACTGCAAGTTAGACAGTTCTCCAATTCGATATTCAGCTTGAACCAAATCTAACAAGCCGAGTATTTGGAAGCTATGAGCTACCTTTTTTATCGCTGCCCTTCTGCGTTCAGCAAACGTACTCCCACTAATTGGGTACATGTCGTTCCGGTAACCTTTCCCCATGTATGACTGCGCTACAAGGTACCTCGCACCTTTGATATACAAAAGTTCCAAAATAGTTCGCTCGTACGGATTAACTAAGTTGTTAATGGAACTCTGTATAATTTTGGTGAGCGTTTTAAACAGGAAGTAAAGCTCCGGACGTTTATATTTGAGGATCACAGCCTTTGTTTGCCTAACATGACCTTTCGATCCCTCGTAACTTTTCAGAGAAATGCTGGACTTTACAGCAAACTCATAGTCTCTGACTATTCTTACTATTTGAGGATTTATTGAAAGCAGGTATTCTGTCTTTTTAAATTCTTCAGGTGACACACCAGCTCGCTTACCTGCTACGTCCTTGAGGGCTCTATCTAATTCTGCAATTCTTATTTGAGCCAAGATCAACCTCCCCCTTTCTCAGCGTGCAATGTGTTTGTACCGAACGCGTAGCCCTTCAAGTGGTATGCTACGGTCATCGACTAAGTAATAATCATGTCCGTTGTGTTCGATGCGCGAAAACTCCCAACGATTACCGTCGTCATTTTGGACCAGACACTCCAGTGTTTGTCCAGAAGTGAACTCCCTCCCATGCAAAGCATACCTACCGCCCATATTTTTTGTTAGGACGCCCTCGTCTACAACCTCAGCAAAGGCCTGGTCAAGCAATCGTTTAGCATCATCCAAGATGTCTCCCACCCGGCAAAACATCCCACGGAGGTACTGATCCTCCGGGTTTTCCCTGTTGTAATGTGCTGGCCAATTTCCCTCAACAGTGACAATCATCTGACTAACGCGCTGCATTCGTAGAAGCAACGCCTCCAGTTCTACGGTAATCTTGTTTTTCATAGATTCATTCATAGATATCATCCTTTCAGGAAAAAATAAGATCATACGTTCTGTTTTATAGATACAGGTGGCCGCCGTAGCCCGTGAGGGTAGGGGCCACGTTGCTTTATGAAAGGAATGGCTTACGCCGCTCCCCCGTTTCTCATTTGCTTGGCAACCATCTTCTTATAGGCAGTCCATTTGGTAGTAATCTGGCCACTGGTCAAGCCGATGCTTTTAGCAATCTGCATCCATGTCTTGCCTTCTTCACGACGCTGCTGAAGCAAAGTAGGGAAATCAACAGGGATATCGTCGAAGTTAGGACGGACTTTCAGAATGTATTCCTCCAGTTCCTCCTTATCAACTGTCGTCTCGGAATCTGTGTCAGTAGCAGGATTTGAGTCGTCCTCCGGCTTGTTGTTGTCCTCAGATTCATTTTCTTCAGTCTGCTCGGACGAATCAGTATTAGCACCTTCTTGTTCTTCCGGCTGATCGCCATTTTGTTGTTCTTCTTGCTGACTGTTTAATGGCTCCCCATCTTTCGGCGGTACCGTATTGACTTGGCCTTTGCGCCATTCATCCCACTTGGCAGCCATTGGCGCGACCCGCTTCCGGTATTCATCCACCATAACCACAAAAACGCCCACACCCATACCGATATCAGCAGCTATTTTCAGATAGGTGTCCCCACCGGCCAAGCGCTCTGTGATTTCCAAAAAGTCATACTGCATGTCGTCAAAGCATGGCGCCAGGCCGCTAAGTATAAAGTCCTGAATAACTTCAAGGTCAATTTGCTCTGGATCAGCTTTAACCTCCACTTTCTCAGGAGGAAGCCCCAAGTCCATAGAAAGCTGCTCCCCTTCTGGCTTCGCTACAGATACCACACCAACATCGTCCACGGTGTATTTCGTGATTGGCTTGCCCGTTCTGGCATTCTTCAAAACTTTGTACGTGACAATCTGTGAATCCAAACCTCCGATAACTTTAAGTTCCAGCATGCTTTGAAGCGTATTATATTGGCCGTCTAGCTCAGAAGCTGGGATACTGATTGTAATTTCCGTTTCTTCTGATGACTTGAGATTGATCTTTTTAACCGTACCTTTGAAATTTATATAGCTCATCTTTAAGCCACTCCCTTAATGAAATTTTGATGATAGGCCCAGCAAAGTGCGATAGCGTCTGAAGGATCAAAAAGACGTTCCCTTATGTCCCCAATTTTGTACTTGCCCCGTGGATCATTCCTCTTGTATAAAACAGGAACCGCAATTTCGTCATAGTCGAGGTCAAACAACATCTGCATTTCCATGGCGACTGTCTCTTTATCCGCATTTCCTTTACCAGTCTGAATTTTGAGCTCTGAAGGACGGATGCCCACAATCGGCTTGTCCAAATGCAGAGCAGCCAAGGAAACGGAAGTATACGCCCCGACAAGAGCTAACACACTATTGGCATTTTTAAAGTGAACTGGACGCTCCAGTACAATCATTTCCGGTTCTTCCTGCTCGATCAGTCGGAATGTGTCCTGATAGATGGCATCCAAAACCCCAGGCATTGTAATTGATGAATAGTCCCTTAATCCAAATTCTATCGGCTTACCATTTCGCATTGTGGCCCAACCAGCAAAATTTGTACCGTGATCAATCCCCATAATCTTCAAACTTTCTTCCTCCTCATTTCAGGCATCATAGCTGCAAGACAACACACTTCCAGCAATCGGCCAGTCACCAAGAATCAGGCGAAATTCAGCCATCCCCTCAGACAGCTCACTCCGATCAATGTTGGGCAGCTCCTCGAGTAATTCCGTCTCGTCGGGAACTTGTCCAGTGCAGACAAAGCGCCGCTTCATGTATTCATAGACGGACCATCTGGTCCAACATGACGGCTGCATTACGCACCTCGCCGGATAGTACGTTTTTTGATCCCAGACTTGCTGATAAGAACCATTTCCAAATCCGTATCTAGCACCACTAACCAGGTGCTAGGCTTGAGCTTCCAAGCCTTCATTTCCTCTTTCTGGCGGCGGGTCGGCCGCGATGGCCGTGTCTGCTTCCCCATGTCCGTTCCTCCCTTTATGCGATTTGCTGTGTTTCTTTCTCGAATTTGAGTTTCACCACCCCAGTAGGACCATTACGTTGTTTTGCGAGGTTGATTTCCAAAATACCTGGGTCCGGTGTGTCAGGATTGTAGTATTCGTCCCTGTACAGCAGCATGATATCGTCAGCAACCGCACTGATTGCCGCGCTGCCTGATAAGTCCGAAACGAACGGCCTTTTATTCTGTCGGCTCTCCACATCCTGCTTGACCTGTGATAAACCGATCATTGCACAATCACAATCCTTTGCAGCTTTCCGAAGCTTCTGACATACACGATGCAATCCAGAACCGCTGTTGTCGTTGCGTTCAGCAGGCTCAACCACTTCTTGCAAGTAATCTACGATGACCAAATCAAGTCCTTCTTGCCGCTTCAATCGACGCATTTCGGAACAAATGTACTCCGCAGTCACCCCGCGACTATCGTCGATATGAATTTTTCGTAAAAACTCCATCTGCGTAGAAATACGCTCAATCTGTTCTGGCTTCAGGTGACCTGAACGTATCGCCTGCAAGGGAATGCTGCATAGGTTAGCGATCATCCGGTTGTAGATTTGTGCTTTGGACATTTCTAAGCTAAAGTCCGCAACCCTATGTCCCCGCTGGGTAGCCCGCATCTTGATTTCATTTGCCACGGCAGATTTACCCATACTGGTCCGAGCTCCAATGACGATTAAGTTCGTCCGTTGAAATCCCAGCGTCAGTCTATCCAGTGCTGACCAGCCTGTCATAATGCCAAGAGCTCGGGCAGGGTCCTGTGTTTTAAGCACTAAGTCCTCATACCACTGGATGATGTCGTCCACCGTGGTATCTTCCCGCAAAGCTTTCGGCCGGATATCCAAAGAGCGCTGTTCAAATTGATCCAGCAATTCCTCAAATCCACCTGCTGACATATCCATGAATTTTTCACGGTACTCACCAACCAAATCCAGTGCTTTACGACGAGCATCGGTTTCAATGAGCTGCCTGATATTCTGCTCCAATGTGGAAATTGAGAAGGCTGAGCGAGTTAGTTCGGAAAGGTAGGAAACTCCCCCCACCTTCTCCATATGCTTTTCAAACACCGTTACCACTCTGGTCATGGACAGCTCCTGCCCCATCCGGTGTAGTTCTTGGATCATCTTCAATAAGTTTCGGTGCCAAGGGTGTGTGAATAAGCTTGGTTCAAGCGTGACCGCAACTTCG